TCCAATTCGGCGCAGACGCGACGGACGAAGGCGTCATAGGACTCGGCCATCACCAGCCCCTGGTCCTCCAGCGCCTGACGCAGCGCTTTCGCGCTCGAGTACATGACCCAGCGATCACGCTCGGGCATTCCTTTAAACGCGGCGTAGCTCGGCCAGGGACCGGCGATCACCGACACTGGGCCTTTCTCGGCGGTTGTGGTTTGAGGGCGACGGTTCATTGCTTCGTCTCCCACGCTGGCATTTGCTCGGTATCCGGGCAGAGCACTAGGGTCTCCAGCTGGCGCTGCTGTACAGCCTTGCGCAGTTCATCCGGGTCCATACCGGTAAGTCGACGAACCAAAACGCGAAGCGCAATAGCGGCGTGGGCCGACTCATGCCGGGCATCCTGCATGCAGATCTCGGCGCCCTCCTCATCGAACAGAATTTCAGTTACCAGGTCTGTGCCGATCCAGGCCTTGTAGGCAAGCTGATCGTTGGTGAAGCGCTCCATGTACGCTTCGTCAATGACGGTTGGCTCTGCACTTGGTTGAATGTTTTTTTCACTCATGTTGAGGCCCTCTGGCGCAGCTTGAACCGGCCTTGCTGGATATCGGGGTGGGTGGCGCGCTCGGCTGTTACGAAAGTGCACTCGGCGGCGAACCGGTCGAAGCGACGGGTGATGTCGGCCGTTGGCCAGATGGGGTAAGGCTGGGCGCCGTCGTCGGCGTGAATACTGCGGACCATGGCGAACGGCAGCGGAGCGCCAGGGATATCACGCATCACGACATTGATCACCCACTGGGGAATACCGTGGCGCAGGTTGATGCGCTCACGAATCGAGGTCATCGACTCAAATCCGGCCGGCCTGGAGCCGAGATAGCGAACCTGCTCGACATTCGCCACCCGATGTTCGATCCGCTCCAGCGCAACCTGCTGCTCGGCCTGTTGACGTTCGACGTTGATCATCGCTTGAGCCTGCGCCAGCATCTGCTCGCCGGGTGTCAGCGGGCGCTGGTAGCTGCCCGTCTTGCGAATCGTTGGCAGCACCTCATCAAACACCCAGACTTCGAACTCTTGGGCTGCGGGCATGGTGCTGTTGACGATCAATCGAAGGGTGTCGCCCTCGGAAAGTACGCGCGCTTCCTGAGTGCGCCCAAGGCTGTCGAAGATGGGGTGGTATTTCACCACCCCACGGCAGTGCTGTTTGATGGCATTGGTAGTGTCGGCATAACCGAGTAGAAGACACACATCACGACCAACGAACCACGAGTCTCCTTTCTCGTCGGTGATGACGCGCACGTCAGCACCCTTGAAGTTGAATGGGGAGAGGGTCATTGCACACCTCCGGCATCAATAGCGTCGTGCGCCGCACCGGCATGACGGCTTTTCCAGAAAAAGTTTCCCGTATCGAACGAGATCGACTCCAACCGACATTCGATCTCGGTCGCAAGCGGGTTCTTCCAGCCACCGTCGAGCGACGGGACGATCTGAGCCAGCAGGATTGACCGCAGTTCGCGGAAGGTGGCGCGCGCCGCGTTCAGCTTGGCCATTTGCTCGGGGGTAACTGTCACGTCGGCGAGCAGCTCGCCTTCAATGACGAGAACAGAAGGAAGTGTGTTCATGCCGCACCTCCCGCTGCCGGATCAACACCGGCATGCGCGCTGTAAACGAGTGCGAGCGCGCTTTCTGCAGCGAAGAAAATCAAGGTCGCATGATTGGATACCGCCGGATCAGACATCAAATCGCGGAGGCCGGCCACTACGGCTTCAAGCATGTCAGTGGCCGCATCCAGAGAGTCATGTACGGGCACGCCGCCACAGGCGCTTAGCACTGCGCAGGGCCCATGCACGCGATACTCATGCTCAAGAGTCAGCAGATGAGAATTCATTGGGCGCCCCCCTCATCTGACTCGATGGCCTTCTGAACCGACCAGACCAAAGCGTTGACTGTCTCAGCCAAAAAACCCAGGGCGGCCATGCCATCGCAGTAGGTCAACTCTCCCATGTTCATGGCGTCGTGCATGTGTTGACAGATTTGCCCGATGCCTGATGACAAAACCTTGGCCGTTTCGAGAGCCTCACCAACAGCGACTCCACCATTTACAGCGAGCATCTGCACGCCTCGATCGTCGATGGGGGTGACGCAAAATGCCACTTGGGCGGTTAGCAATGCTTGCGCTGCAGTTTGTGCAGTGCTATTTTTTGGGTGCATGAAATCGTCCTCCTACAGACGAAGAAGTATTGAAGCGCTTGTCCTACCAAGTGCTAGTTAAAGAAGCCCGCCATTCTTAGCGGGCTTTTTTGCGTCTGGCGTTTAGGTTTCCCCATCTTCCACGACAACAAAAAAATGCAACCCCCTCCCCTGAGAGGGTTAGGGCCTACCCTGGTCGGGCTGGCGGAATAGTTGATCGTGAACGCATAGCACACTCTCCCAAATTGCAATCTGCACTTATTAGCTCGAGGGATAAGCCCCCTGTTGGCATGGCAGTGATCCGAGCATTAGCGGAACTCCAAAGCCGTTTCTCTAATAGTGGGTGGTGAGTGACCCTTTTTGAGCTTTTCGAAAAGCACCGCCTGGATGATGGGATCGATTCATCGGGAAAGCTTTTAATCTTGATTAGCGAATTGCTGCCGGATCGTGCAAAAGATTCAGCATGCGGAATCTTTTTAACCACAACGGTGCTTGGCCGGTCCGAATTCACATCAGGCTGAAGGAAAAGCTCGTTCGATCCCGGCGATATGCGTCCAGCCAAGGAGATTCGATAAAGCAGTTTCATTGCGCACCGCCGGTACTGGATGGGTAAACAGTGGAATCGGCCACCTGTCGATCCTGGCGTGACGCAGGTATCGTTTGCTTCAGGGTTGGGGAAGCTATCGGGTAGAGCTCAGGACTCAGCAGGGAGCGTGAAACCCCTGAAGCAGATTCAATTCTTAGAACGTGCTTTGCTGGAATATTCCCAGTCGCGCACATCCGCTGAACGTTCTGCGGAGTGCACCCAAGGATCTTCGCGAGCGCGGTTTGACTTCCAACTGCTTTGACCGCTAGAGCCATCGCGGTAGTACTCATGGTTGTACCCTGCAGACCTATAACATTGCTGCAAAGGCTACAACTCGGATTTTAATTTTACAAATGTTATTTGCAATGAAATTTACAACGCGAGGTTGTACCCTTTCGCCATGAAGACTATTGCAGAACTTATAAAGCAGGGCCGACAGGCTATGGGGCTTACTCAGACCGATCTGGCTCGCAAGCTGAATATCACTCCTCAGTCAGTCCAGGCGTGGGAATCAGGTCGCTCTGTCCCTAGAGCACTTATGCTTGCGGACATCTCCGAGGCCACCGGCATACCTATGATGGATTTGGTTTCCTCGGTGGGCGGAGTTAGTGGAATAGGACCAACGCTGGCCCAAGTCGCTCAGGAGATGAATAGTAAAGCTTCTGCGCCTGAGTCAAACGCTGAGATGATCGGCCCAATCGACGTTTGGGACGACGATACGCCATTGGATAGCGATGAGGTTTCCGTGCCTTTTCTCAAGGAAGTAGAGCTGTCTGCCGGACACGGGCGAACCTCGATAGAGGTGAACACAAAGCGCAAATTACGGTTTGGCAAGGCAACACTTCGCAACCAGGGCGTGCAATTCGATAAAGCAGTTTGCGTCACCGTTAACGGAGAGAGCATGGCGCCAATGCTGCCCGACGGAAGCACGATAGGGGTCGATACAGGATCCACAGTTGTCAAAGATGGTAAGACCTATGCTATCAATCAAGGCGGGCATCTACGCGTCAAGACGCTGCATCGCCTACCTAATGGCGGGATCAAAATGCGCAGCTTTAATCGGGAGGAGTACCCCGATGAAGAGTATTCTCTTGAAGAAATGGAGCAGCGGGACATCCATATCATAGGGCGCGTTTTTTGGTCATCCGTCCTTTGGTGATGGCCTTCGAGCTAACAGAACCAGGCTATCGCCTGGTTTTTTTGGCTCAGAATTACAAATACAATTTGCAATATACAAATTTTGATTGTAATTTTAACCCATCGAAACCAGCACGGAGCTTTCACCATGGACACCATCACCTCGAACGGCTTCACCGGATTTCTGGGCCGCGGAGCAGCGCAGCGCGAACTGGAGTGCATTTTGGAAATCGCTGCGGGATATTCCTCTAAGCAAGCAGCGCAGCGCTTGGGCTGCTCACCAAATACTGTAGAGAAAGCAGTTGAGCGCGTTTTCTTCAAGCTCCGAGTGAGTAGTCGCGCGGCTTTGATAGCCGAGGCATTCAAACTTGGTCTAATCGCCTTCTCCACTGGAACGACCCCATCACCGCAACATCATCACGATCAGGAACCAACGAATGGCGTATTCATCGCGTGATCAGCGGCGTGCGCCTGTGCGCGGGCGCAGTCCGGTGATCAGCGAAGCCTGACACATCCTTAACGATTTTCGCGAAAGCCAACAACGCGGCCGGGATCCGTTCGGCCTTAAAAAGGAGCAACACCATGTTGATTCTCACCCGCAATCCAGGCGAAACCATCCGCATCGGCGATGACATCAGCGTCACGGTTCTCGGCGTCAACGGTAAACAGTCCCGCATAGGCGTCACTGCTCCGAGCGCAGTTGAAGTGCATCGCGAGGAGATCTATCAGCGCATTCAGGCAGGCATCCCAAAAGCCCCTACCTCTTCGATGCATATTGACGACCGCGTGAAGATGATCGGCGCTGAACCTGCCTTCATGACCATTGTGTTCAAGTTGCCAAGCCTCAATGACGCGCAAGCGCTGATCGACAAACTGCCGTACCGCGAAAAGGCTCTCGGCACCGAAGCCCAGGTGTTCGGCTATTCGGCCGGTAATCTCATAGAGGAAAACCAATGCGCGTAATCATCTCGATCGCAATGTTGCTGATTGCCGGCCTGGCAGTCGCCAACGAGCAAGTCATCAGCGTGCAACACGACAGCCACCGCGGCGTCACCTGCTGGATCGTGAATAACACCGGAATCAGTTGCTTGCCCGATAGTTCGCTCCCACAGGCCAGCACCGGCGGCGCCACCAACGAAAGCGAGGCGGCGCAGGCCTCTGTGGCCAATGATCATGGTCAAAGCGAACAGTTCCGCACCATCCCGCTCCCACAGGTCGAGAGGTTCCTGTTATGACGACAGTAACTCAAGGAACACATCTGAACCTCCAGAGCGATCTGGAAAAGCTCGGCGAACGCCTGATCCGGTTCGGCCAGGCGCTCAAAAGCCCTGATACCACCGTGGGCCAACTGACCACTCTGGCCAGTTCCTGCGGTATCAAGTTGAAGTTGCGCGCGGTGGCTGAATCGGAAGGTCGCGGCGATGAGTGAGTCTCTGGACGCGACACAAATCGCGGAAACGGAAAACGTGTCGCGACACGCAGTGCGGTGAAGCCATGCGCTATGTGACCGTCAGGAAATTTGCCAGCGAGTCTGGCTACACAGAAGACGCGATCCGCTCAAAGATCCGTGACGGCATCTGGCGGCTCGGCGAGATATGGATCAAAGCGCCGGATGGCCGGACGCTACTCGATATAGAAGGATATGAGTCATGGGTAGAGGCGGGAGGGGAGTTCGGGCGGTCTCGGATACGAGTATCGAAATCACGTTCATGTATCGGGGCGTCCGGTGCCGCGAGCGCATCACGCTCAAGCCCACCGCCACTAATCTGAAGAAAGCTGAGCAACATAAGGCGGCGATCGAGCATGCGATATCGATCGGAACCTTCGACTACTCGGTGACGTTTCCAGGATCTGCCCGGGCGGCAAAGTTTGCGCCTGAGGCATCCCGCGAAACCATGAACGGTTTCTTGACCAGGTGGCTGGAAGCAAAAAAGAAGCACGTGGCCAGCAGTACCTTCGATGGATACCGCAAGCTGGTCACCCTGCGTCTCATTCCAGCCCTCGGCGACACGATGCTGGTCGACTTGAAGCGGAAGGCGGTGCGCAACTGGCTGGACACTTTGGAGGTGAGCAACAAAACGCTCAGCAATATCCAGAGCTGTCTGCGCTCCGCACTGAATGATGCGACTGAGGAAGAGTTGATAGAACTGAACCCGCTCGCAGGCTGGACCTACTCCCGCAAGGCCGCGCCGCCGAAAGAGGATGATGTAGACCCGTTCAGTCCCGAGGAGCAGCAAGCCGTGCTGAACGCCCTCTCCGGCCAGGCGCGAAACATGATGCAGTTTGCTCTGTGGACAGGCTTGCGCACCAGTGAGCTGGTGGCTCTGGACTGGGGGGATATCGACTGGCTGCGCGAAGAGGTGATGGTGAGCCGAGCAATGACTCAGGCCAGCAAGGGAACAGCGGAGACTACTAAGACTGCGGCGGGACGTCGTAGCGTGAAGCTGCTCAGACCAGCCATGGAAGCTCTGAAAGCTCAGAAGGCGCACACATTTTTAGCTGATGCCGAGGTCTTCCAGAATCCGCGCACGCTCGAGCGTTGGGCTGGTGACGGGCCAATCCGGAAAACCATGTGGGTGCCGGCGATGAAAAAGGCTGGCGTGCGATACCGGCGGCCATATCAGACCCGGCACACCTACGCGTCAATGATGCTGTCTGCCGGCGAACACCCAATGTGGGTAGCTAAGCAGATGGGGCACACAGACTGGACTATGATTGCCAGGGTGTATGGACGATGGATGCCTTCTGCAGACGAAATAGCTGGGCAGAAAGCAACTGCGCTTTTTGATGCTCGTTTAAAAAATACGGGCAGCAAATAGAATTTTTGAGACAAAAAAAGCCGCTGATTGCGGCTTCTTTTTGAGCAGTTAACCCGCTCGGGCAGCGGCTAATACTTCCAACTGACGCTCTGTCGATCGTTTCAGGACCGATTGGTAAACGCGCTGCTTCTGATCGGCAGGGGCGTTCCGAAAGAAATCAGAAAACGGAGTAGAACGTGTCGATTGCGCTTTTTTCATAGCAAAACCCCGGACTTAATGTGCTTCAACAGACCCTCACGATCGTATCCGTCGTGCAAATGATCTTCGATTTTGGCAACGTCAACCTCATATGACTTCGGTGACGCATCAGTGTTCTTAACTAGAAGATCGACACGAATATCTTTGCCAAATTTCCTTTTGAGAGAATTAACCACCTCCTTCGTGGTGAAAAACTGCTCAACAAAAATTTCTGGAGGAATGCGTCGACCTTCGATTTTTTCGCGGGCTGCCACAAAACGCCAGGCCAGCTCGGGTTTTTGGTAAACGAAAATCACGACACAATCTCTGTTCCGCTTGAGGGATCGAGAGATATTCTTCTCCGCCTTAGCAAGGTTACAGAGGGTGCCATCCAAAATGAACGACTGACTCTGTTCTAAAGCCATATCGTGAATCTTGTCAACCAGAATCGAAACCGGGTACTGAAACATCCAAGAATTGTTACCCGTATACCCCTCAAACTCTGACCGAAAGTCATCGGGGTCGATACGCATAATTTTGGATTTTCCAGAAGCGTCGAGCTCCGCTATCAGCTCTATCGCAGCCTCTGTCTTCCCAGCCCCAGCGCATCCGGCCATAAACACCGAGACAGGCATCTTCTCAGGAATGTAAACGGCAGGGTTGGTAAATTCTTTAGCTATACGTTTTTTATGCGCCTTGGCGTGAAGCGTTGCGGCCTCTATCAAAAGCCCTTCAGTGTATAGCATATCCGTATGACACTCCGCATGAAGGCCGAGCATTCTATACGTATGCTGATCGACTTTACAGGCCGCAGGTCGGATTGGCTTACCTTCAGAGCATGTAACGGGTACGGAATGGGGGCGCGAGGCATTTCTACTGAATGACAGCAAAATGGCAGCTTTAAGGCTGGAAGCCACATACCACAGGGCTTGGATGCGGGTTCAAATCCCCCCGGCTCCACCAAATAGAAAAAAGACGTCCTCTGACGTCTTTTTTTGTGCCTGAAATTCAGTAAATTCCCTCCGGCTTTCGCCC